TGACAACTCTTTGAATATATCGTTTATGGATCAAGCTAATTTCGATTTACTGTCAAAATTAAAAGGACAACTGGCCTCTGCTATAAAGAGATATTTCTTTAGCGAAGAAGGAATAAACATCCAACTTATATTTATGGCGCAGTGGTCGGCTTTCATCAATGATCCTAAAGAAAAACAAAAGATTATAGATGCTCTCAACGAAGGCAGCGAAGGCGACCCGGTCGACGATAGTATTGATGGCACGCCCACAGACGAATTCAAAAATGTGGTTCCTGGTAATGTATCATACACTTCAGGCTTTAGCGGAAAAATACGCAATAAACCAATTCAGCCAAAGCTAATGAAAATCTTAGAAGCTTCTGCTGCTGAGAAAAATTATAGTCTTGTGATATTCTCAGGTGGTCAAGATTATATAGGTCAAGGCACGAGAAGGGAAGGTTCAAAAAGACACGATGGTGGCTATGCCGCAGACATGCGTGTTTACAACGACAAAGGACGGAGAATCCACGCGGCCAGCCGAAGTTCTAAAGACATCGATGCTCTAAGAGATTTTGTACTAGTACTTTTAAAGAACGGTATTGGTTCTATAGGAGCCGATGACGATTACATGACTGGTAACCTTCATGTAGATATTGCACATTTAGGTCCGCACAAAATAACAAAAGCATGTTGGGGCGCAAAGAATAAAGATTATTCTAGAATACACGCTCCTCAATGGTTAACCTCAGCATTCGACAATCGAGTTTAAAATGAAAAATATATATCTAAAACCAGACGTTAACGGGTTTGTAAGTGAGAAGTTTCTTACTGTTGCAATATCTGATCAAGTCCGTAAGACAAAGCTCAACAGCTATATTCCAACCAATGCAAACAAACATAAGGTTTATAGTGGTAAACCAGAAGAGTATGCGTTATACTTTATTTCATTGATGAAAGAGTCTTCTCAGCTTAATGCTAACTTTAAGAAGCTTGTTAGATTCTATTCTTCAGCAGGCCGTTTAGAAGAGGTAGAACGCATAGGCCTGTTTAGCGTCAATCCAGTGACCTGTCCTGAAATTGATAGCCAGAAGCTTTTTCTACCTGAGGTTAATATTGCTGAAGGTATTCGTCTTTATGAAGAGTTAATATTAAGAGAAGGTAAGCTTCCTGACGTAAACGGGGTAATTTTTATATAAATAGATTTTATGGGATTAAGATCAGACTATAACGTTAACGAAAAGGTACCATCGATCGCCTCGGTTGGCAAGTCTGGTCTTTTTGCTGACATCCCTCTTGATTTTATCCCTCATCCTAATACAAAGGACATTCGTCCTATTACAGATATTCAAGCTATCCGGCAGGCCGTAAAGATTCTTGTCTTAAGTAACTTTTCTGATCGTCCATTTCATCCTGAACTTGGTGCTAACGTGACACGCTATCTCTTCGAGAATGCCGACCAGTTTACTGCTATGGGAATTAAGGATGAGGTATTAAGGATTATCAAAAGGCGTGAGCCTCGAGTCAGCAACCCGAAAGTAGAAGTCCAGCTGGATCAAGAATATAATCGACTTCTCGTAACAATAGTTTTCCAAATTAGAAATACAAATACTAACGCTGAGGTATCTTTCTACCTCGACCGAATCCGCTAAAGACCATGGCAATTAAACAACTCAATATTACAGAACTTGATTTCGACAAGATCAAGGATGAAATCAAATCATACTATCAAAGAACTGATGGTCCATTTAAGGACTTTGATTTTGATGGTTCCGGTCTTAATGTTATCCTTGACATTCTTGCGCATAACACACACTACAATGCTGTATTAGCACACCTTGCAGCGAACGAATCATTCATCTCTTCTGCACAGCTTAGAAAGAACGTTGTAGCTCGCGCAAAGACTCTTGGTTATACACCTAAAAGTACATCGGCATCTGCAGTTGAGCTCGTGATGAAGAATCTTAACGCAGCTATCACGTCTCTTCCTGCAGGTACAGCATTCACATCTTCTGATACATTGAATAACGAAACATATAACTTTGTTACGTTTGAAGATACTCCAGTATCAAATAATGAAAAATTTACAGTTTACCAAGGATCGATTAAAACAAAGGAATATATTTTCGATGACAAGGTTTCTAATTTTAAGTTCGAGATACCAGATACAAATGTAGATAGTACGAAGCTTATTGTAAGTGTGAGTGATTCTATTAGTAGCTCGCAAAAAAAAGTTTATACTCAGTTTTCTGAGCTCCCTGGTTTAAACGGTGAGTCGACAGTATATTTTATTAACGAAAATCCAAATGGTAAATACGAAATATCCTTTGGCGATGGAGTGATTGGTAAAAAACCTTTGCCTGGTTCTCTTATATCTATTAAATATTTAACTACAGACGCGTCCGCGGCAAATGGTTTATCTGTATTTACAACATCAGATTCTCTATTTGATAGTGTTAGCAAACCTACAATAGAATCGCAGGCTGCTTCTTCAGGAGGAGGCTCGAAAGAAAGTATTGAAAGCATTAGAGCTAACGCCCCTCTGCAATTTATATCTCAAAATAGAGCTGTCACTATTGATGATTATTCTGCTCTTGTTAAAGCAAACTCTACTGCAACTGCAGTATCAGTTTGGGGTGGAGAAGATAATGATCCTCCGGAATACGGCAAGGTTTTTATATCGGCAAAACCAGGTGATGCGGAAACTCTTACCTCGGATGAAAAACAACGCTTATTACCTATCCTAGATTCAAAAGGAATTCTAACGGTTAGACCTAAGTTTGTCGATCCTGATTTTACTTATCTTTATTTTAATGTATTTACTAATTACAATTCTTCATTGACGAATCTATCTTCTGGAGGAATATCTTCGCTTATAAAAACTGGCTTATTGAACTTTAGTGACCTTTTCTTAGAAAGTTTTGAAGGTGTATTTAGGTATTCACAATTTTTAAATTATATAACTGATTTGGATCCTTCTATTTTAAGTTCTTTTGCTAGAGTTTATTGTCTTAAGAAATTCAATGCGCTTACTAATAATAATAGCACGTATAAACTCAATTATAACTTTCAGTTGGAAAAACCAACTGATCCTACACAGTCATCTATTACATCAACAAGTTATGTTTATGATAATGTCACTTATTTTCTTAAAGATGAAGACTCAACCACAGCCAATGTTAGGAACATCTATAGATATTATCTTAATGCAGATGGTGTAGAAATAATAGATCAGAGAAACGTTGGAACTGTCAATTGCTCAACAGGCATTATTGAAATTTACGATTTTAATATAACAGCTAACACTGAAATTTCAATCTTCACTCGGCCGGCCTCAAATGATGTAGCTCCTAAGAGAAATCAAATCCTTGAAATTGATATTTTAAATACTACGATCGCATCTGATGTTGATACGGTTGCAACGCGAGGTACCGCGGGTGCCAACGAATATGTCACAACCCCACGCGAAAATTACTAATGCACACGTCTATAGCTAGTCATAAACCCCCTAATCACGAGAGAGAAAAGGTAAGAGAACTCGTACCGCAGTACCTTCGCGATTCTTCTGCAAACCTTATCTCCTTTATGGAGGAGTACTATGACTATTTGAATCGTGATGGTTTTGCTTCGTATGAATTAGGTCATATTATTGACGAAAATGATATTGATGTTACGAGTGAAAAATATCTTGACGCCATTCAAGGAGAGATAGCCAAGGTTGTTCCTAACTCGAGTGTTATTGACAGAAATACATTATATAAAAGAATAATACATTACTATCGTATAAAAGGAACACCAGAAAGTATTAATGCGTTTTTCCAATTAATGTTTAATTCAGTAGTTGATGTTTATTATCCAGGCGATAATTTGTTTAAGCTTTCGGCCGGAACATTCGACGACACTTCTAAAAATTATACTAAAAAAAGTGGGTTTGCTTCTGGGATTGACAAAATTCAAGATTCTAAATTTTGGCAAAGCTTTAGTTACCAAGTTAGATCAGACATACCCTTATCTAAGTGGGGCAATTCTTTTAGAAGGTTAGTTCACCCAGCAGGAATGAAATTCTTTTCTCTTATTACAATCAATGCTGTAACAGAAAGCCGATGGGATAAAATAGAAAGTTACGAAGGGACAGATACGAATCCTGAAGGTTGGTTAGAAAGTATAAGGCCTCCGCGGTTAAGAGGAACTTCTTCATACGCCGGTTCTCATACTCCTAGATACCAACCAGGTTGGCTAAGCTCAAGCATAGCAGAACTTATTACTGGTCTAGCTAATAACTACTATCAAACACCTTCAAATGCAAACACTTCGGATCTTAACAGGTCAGTTTTCTTTAATTGCGTATTTAATTTGCCAGCTTCAAATTGGTCAAACAGTATTAATGCAAAGCTTTATTTTGATCGAGGTTTCTGGGATGATCCAGCTACACTCAATAAACTAACTGTATTTGAAATGTCATTATCATCTTTGATCAACGAATACCAACAAGAATATATTCCTAATCGTTTAGATGCTGAAGAAGCACCTCAACCAACAGTTCAAATAGATATATCATAAATGCGTATAAGAACAATAAAACAGACGTATAAATATTATAAATAACAATTAAGAAAACAACTAATTATGGCAGCAATTATTACAGATGACTTTCGCCGAAATCAAGCGCGGCTTTTAGTCAATGACATTAAAGCATCAGGCGATCCGGAATTTGACTCTACGGCAAATAGTTCGAGCAACTCGAACGAATCAAATTGGCCTTACCGAGGAAATAACAGGTACGCTATTGGTTTAGGTAAAGCCGATAAGTGGCCAAATGATTCTTCTAACAATGCAGAAGATAATTCATCATTTATTGTTCCATCACCAGAAGGAACTTCTCAAGAGAATAATGATATCATTAGTAATTTGTTTACTCTGAAAGACATTCCATCTACTAATGTAAAACAGCTTGTTGCTAAAAACCCATGGACAACTGGAAGAAAATATAAAGTATATGATCAAACTGATGATGATATGTTTTACTCTACCGGAGATGTTTATCCATGTGTTGTATCATACTCTAACAAAATTTATATGTGTCTTTCTAACACAGCAGTCAACGGAGGTTTTGGTGGAACTGTTGCTGCCTCAACTACAATTCCAGCTCCTTCTACTTTTGGTGTCACTGCGACTCCAAATAGTGATGGATACGTTTGGACGGAAGTTGCAGGATTCAGTTCAAATGATCCTCTTGCTACGAGCCAATTCTCTCCAGTCGATTCACAAACACTTACTGCTGCGCAAATACAGAAAACTGGAGGTCTACTAACACATATCGGTCTTTCTGATGGAGGTGCAGGGTATAGTTCTGTTCCTACAGTTACACTAACTTTAGCAACAAGCACTCACGTCGCGATTAATAGCACGGCAATTAGCTTAGTGCCAACTGTAGTTGGTGGTGTAATTACACGAATTGATATACGAGACGCTAGTACAAACCCAACTCACGCTGGTTCTTACGAGTATTGGAAAAACGAAGCATCTGGATTTTTAAACTCTTCTAACGCATCTCGTATCGCATATGCAACAGTTACTATTAGCGGTGGCAGCCCCTCGCGAGCGGCAAAGGCCTATGCATCCATTGCACCTATTACTGGATTTGCTAAAAATGCATTGGACATTCTTCCAGCTTGGTTTGTTGGAATGTATACTGACTTTGATGGCACCGAGACTGATGGCGATTCTCCGATTTTAAAATTTAGACAAGTTTCGCTTCTTAAGAATGTTGTTGGGGTTTTTGGTGCTGCTGGAGCTGGAGACACTGAGGGTACCTCTGCCGAATCGAAAGCTGTTCTCGACTGTTTGAATTCTATAACTTTATCTGGAGTTAATAGTAGTAACATGACTGCTTTAGTTGAAGGTACTGCCTTGCAAGCAGGTGCTTCTAAATTCTATTATGATTACTACGTACCCACGAGTAGTAGTACCGGTAAATTATTTTATCACCAAAACTCTAATAGCGAGATAAATCAAATTGTTCCTCCAGCGATTGGAACTACGGCAGTTACAACCATAGTTGGAGGTACAACTATAGCCGCTGACATTACGGCGCTTGATCTTGCTCAAGAATACGACGTGTTTATTCCAAATGGTGATAATCCCGACAAAAGAAACGGTGAAGTTATTTTCTTGGAAAATAGACAGCCCTTTGCACGAAGCACATCTCAAACTGAAGAGGTAAAACTCGTTATACAACTTTAATAAATAAGATTTATGGCAATAACCACATACTCTGCGTCACCTTACTTTGATGACTTTAACCAGGATAAGAATTATTTAAGAATTCTTTTTAGGCCGGGCAGAAGTGTTCAAGTAAGGGAGCTTAATCAACTTCAATCGAATGTTCAAGACCAGATTGACAAATTTGGTCGTCACGTTTTTAAAGATGGCGATCGCGTACTAGACGGATATACTAATTATGATTCTTCTATTCAAAGTATTGGTGTCACGTGGGCAAACGCATCACTTACTCTTACTTCAGCTGAACTTATAGCACTAAAGGGGAAAGAGATAACCAATTCTGATGGGACTTGGAGAGCAAAAATTCTTAGTGCTGTTAAAGTAACTGATAATACGGATGGTTACCGCTTATATATAAAATCAATTGGTGGTGCAGGGGTAATTCAAAATGGGAATGACATAAAGCTAGCATCCGGCGAAGATAGTATCACTGTTGGCGGAACTACGTATACATCTAGTAGTTCCAAAATAGCTAATTATTTTACAGCTGTTGAGCCGGCCGGTTTCCACGGTGGTGTTTTTCAGGATGCCGGAGTATTCTTTGTTAAAGGTCACTTTGTTCATACGGATGTCACAAAAGCATTTTTTGCTAAAACAAGTTCAACCGCTAAGTTGACTGGCATAGCGTTATTTAGTATAGTAGAGACAGTAGTAGAAAGCTCAACCGACCCTTCACTCGCAGATAATGCTAATGGAGAACCTAACGCAAGTGCACCTGGTGCTGATCGTTATAAGATTTCTCTCAATTTAAGTTTTGTACCTTCTACTAGCACAACTGTTACAGCTGGCCAAGACCGTATTAAGCTTCTTGATATTAAAGAAGATAATGTCGTTCAGCCAGCGAGAACACAATACAGTGAGCTTGGTAAAGCGCTTGCTCAGCGTACCGAAGAAGAAAGCGGATCGTACGTTGTTAACCCATTTAAATACGAGGTTCGTGAATATCTAAATAACTCTGCCGGCAATCGCGGAAGATATACTGCTACAGAAATAGAAAACGGCGGTGATCCTCTTTTAGATCTTACCGGTAGCAGCGCTGCAGTTGAAGGTGCTAAAAGATATATTATTGGTGTTGAACCTGGTATTGCCTATGTACAAGGTTATCGTGTTGAACTAGAAAGTAAACAAGATGTTGTCGCAGATAAAGGTAGACAAAATAGTGATACATCCACAAAAACCAATTACAAATTTTCTGCGAATCTTGGACAGTATATTGAAGGTGCGCTTGTGGACCTTGGTGCTGATTTAGATTCTCCTACTATTAACGAATTCAAATTTCAACCAAATCTGACTTATGATATATACGGCACAGCCTCAACAATAATTGGAGAATGCAGAATTCATTCAATTGAAAATACTGGTGTTAAGACAGCAGTCAATGGAGGAGAAACACCAAATTCTAGTGCAGCAACAAAACGGCTTTATATCTATGATATAAATTTAGTCGCGGGGAAAACAATAAAGGACGGCGTAAGAATAACACTCGACCCTGGTGCAAGTTCGGTCAGTAATGCAACCCTATTTTCTAATAGTAGCGGATTTGAACTTAAAGAGATTGGTGACAATAGCTCACGCATGATTTACCCTTTAGGAAACTATGACGTAAAGGACATCAATAATAGTGGCGCGACATTTGTAGTCCAGAAACGGTATTCTAATACGGCAAGCACCCCGGTAGCAGGTGAAGTAAAAATTACCGCAACAGGTAGTGATTCATTTGTGAGCACAGATCCAGATGATTACGTCGTTTTACAAGGTGGTGCGGGTGCTGATTCAACCGGAGGTGAAACATACGTTAGCGATGTTTCAATAGTTGGGCAGGTTGCAACACTTAAATTGTTAAGAGCTAATAATACTACACCTGATATATCTTCAGCTTCAGGAAAGGCAATAACTGTGTTTGCTCCAACACAAACAGCACTAAGTTTAAAAACTAAAACTTCTGCTACGTCAACAAAATCTATTGCCGCCCTTAGAATAGACCCTGGCGATATTATTGAATTTGCTAAAGTAGATGCTTATGAAATAACAAGTTTTAAACATAACGGTGTGACGATTCCTGCCAGTGATTATGAATTAATAACCGGTCAGACAGATACACATTACGGATATTCTCAGGTTGTATATAGAGGTGATTCTAGTCTTTATAAGAATTCTTCATCGATTAACGAGATAACATTTAAATATTATAATCATACTGGTAGTGGTAATGTATTTGGTAGGAATTCATATTCAGGAGATCTAGAAGATGCGCCTACATATGAAGAATTAAGACTTGCTAATTGTTTAGACTTTAGACTTCCAATAACACACTCTACTGAAGGTTCAACTATTAAACCAAACTCTATCGTCAATGTTGGGTTTACACACTATGATAAAAGAAAAGATATTGTTGTTCTTAACCAACTAGGTGATATTAAATTTATTCAAGGGGTTTCTTCCGGATCTCCCGTTTATCCTCAAACACCAGAAGACTCAATACTTTTATATAGACTAGAAAAACCAGGGTATCTGTACACACTAAATGATTTAAAAATCGAGCGTATAGAGAACCGAAGGTACTCAATGAGAGATATTGGTTCTCTTGAAAGCCGGATTCAGAATCTTGAGTATTACACATCTTTATCCCAACTTGAATCAGAAGCAGCTAACACCCAAATAACCGATGATGCAGGACCAAGATTTAAAGGTGGTATTCTCACAGACTCATTTAGAGGTCATGGTGTAGGTGATGTTAGTAGCCCTGGTTATAAGGCCGCTATTGATCGAGAAAACTTTACTGCTCGTCCTACCTATCTTTCTGATAATGTTAGATGGAGTTTTATCAAAGGGACATCGGGTAGTGTACAAAGCACAGCCACAGCAAGTAGTGGTACCAGCTGGAACGGTGGGACGATTACTTCTACTAATATCTATTCCGGCAAAAGAAAAAATTCATTAACACTTGATTTTATTGAAAAAGTATTGGTTGATCAGCCATTTGCATCAGATCATATTAGCGTTAATCCTTATGACGTAGCAACTTGGAGCGGATCATTAGAACTTTCTCCATCATCTGATGAATGGAAAGATGTTAACTATGTTCCTGATATTATTAATAATATCGAAGGGGATAACAGCGCTTTAATTAACCAAATTGCTAATAACGCCAACATCCTTGGAACAGAGTGGAACGAGTGGGAAGCTCAGTGGAAATCTAAAAAGGTTCGACACGGCCGTTGGTTTATGGCTAAAACTAGTTCGATACAAGTTGCTGATACATTCACAGAAACAACGTGGACTTCTAGGAGGAGGGGAAATCAAAAGGAATTCCTTCGTCAGAACAGAGAGGGTATTCAAACATCTCTCGTAGAAAATACCGAAAGGGAAGTTGTAGGAGATGATCTTCTAAATATTACCTTTGTTCCGTTTATTCGTTCCCGTAAGGTTTACTTTAGAGGTAGAATGCTTAAGCCGAATACTACATTTAATCTATTCTTTGATGATGTTAACATTACATCTTATGCTAATGGGGATGCGACTTTTTCCCAATTTGGTGGTGATGTTGCAACCGCAGGAGGAACTGATGTTGCTCGCTATGAAGGTAATTTAGCTGCAGCTATTACCGACACAATCGCAGAAGACTCGGCCAATACTATTACAACAGACTCTGCAGGAGACGTTGATGGATGGTTTGTTATTCCTAATAATAATAGCTTACGATTCAGAACAGGATCTCGACAAGTTAGATTGTCTGATAGGTCTGATAATAATAGAACTCTTGAACTTTCATCAGCTGAGTCTACATATCACGCTAAAGGACTTTTAGAAACAAGGCAGAAGACTATACTTTCGACTCGCCAGCTAGTTCTAGAAAGAACACGTTTGAAAGAAAGCCGCAATCTTCTTATAGGAGAAAAGGTTGTTCGAAGAGATCCTATTGCTCAGACTTTCATGATAGGAAACGAGCCAACTGGTATTTTCCTTTCTTCAATTGATATTTTCTTCCAGAAAAAAGATCCTTATCTCCCCGTTGAGCTTAGCATCGTATCTGTTGAGAATGGTATTCCTACACAGAAAACAATTCCATTCTCAAAGGTTGTTAAACTTTCAGGCGATGTTAATGTTTCAGCGACTAATGCCAGTAATGAAACTAAGTTTATGTTTGATACACCAGTTTATTTACAACCTGGTGTTGAATATGCTATCGTTCTAATATCGAACAGCGCAAGATACCGAGTATGGCACGCTGAAGTTGGTGGAACCGATGTTGGAACAAATGCCGAGAAGATCAATAAGAATGTTAATCTTGGAGTGATGCTTAAGAGCCAAAATGCTTCAACATGGACACCAGATCAGAATAAAGATCTTAAGTTTACACTTAAGAGAGCAGACTTTAAAACGACAAGTAGCGTAACAGCGGTATTTACTGGGCTATCGCCTCAGAGGAAACAAGTTACATATGTTAATGTTGGTTCTGGTGGTTCTGGTTATCTTAGTGGTTCTCCATCAGTAACATTTACTGGCGGTTCAGGATCTGGAGCAACAGCAAAAGCACATGTTGGAAAAGGTGGTGTCGTTGATCATATTGAAGTTATTACAAATGGATCTGGTTATACGTCCCCTCCCACAGTAGCAGTTGTTGATCAAGGGATTAGCATCCACGCGGATGCCTTTAATACAACTGATGGAGGTGTTGATTTTGGTAATAACAAAATTTATCTGCCGGTCGGTGTTCTTGAGGCAAAAAATGGCCAAGCATTTACATATAAGACAAACAGTGGATCAACAATCAACGGGTTAACGAATGGTACTACGTATTACACAAAAACAATTGATTCAAATGGAAACGAAGTACCATATAGTAGAATAATTGAGTTATACACTTCAGCAGCATTTACAACTCAAGTGACTTTCACAGACCGCGGTGGAAAACAGCAAACTCTTAATACTGCAACAGCTGCAACAGCTACTGCGAGTGTTGACACTTGGAAAGCATCATCGTATCTTCCAATTATTCAAGA